GTATTGCAAGTGATGTATCAACTGCATTTAAATATTTAAATGTTGCATCTTCACTGCCTGTACCATCAATTTTATACAATGTCACGATACTGCCAAGCACCACACCAATTGTTGCTGGTACAAATAAGCTTAAACCTGCATCATTTAAATCTTGTACCTGCTCAATGATAATTTCACTTGCTGGTTCGTCATAGCTCATAGGTGTGTTGTGATATGGTAATGATGATTTATTAACACCACCAAATGCTTCTTGTGCTTCAACAACTAAATCACCAAGCACTGCACCATCTGTTAATCTTAATGCTCTTTTTGCACCAAGCTCTGCTGTTGCAAGCAATGGCAATAAATTATATTTCATTGTGTCTAAGTTACCAACTGTTACCATTGTTTTTGAATTTTTAGCACTTACAAATGCTTTCAATGTTGCATAATCACCATTTTGCACATTAATACCAACACCACCTTTTACTGTGTTTGTCATATTAAATCGTGTCTCAAGCCATGTTTCAACATCGTCAAATGCCATTGCACTATCAAAAAGCACTGTTTGGTATCTTTTTGTTAATGGTGTCAATACATCTGTAACATCATAAGCACCTGCACCACCTGTAAATTCAACTGCTGTAAACTCAACACCAAGTACACGATTTTTTAGAGTAACAACAAGTTTATTTGCCATTTCACCAATAATATCAAAATCAATTAATACAAGTCCATCATCAACACCATCAATTGTTGCTGTAAATGGATATGCAGTTGCATTTATTGCATCAATTATTTTTGTTGCAATTTCCTGTTCTGTTTCATCTTTTATTACTGCAATTGTCACACTAAATGCATCATCACCAACATTAAATGTTAAATTTTTACTCTCTGTTGCTGTACCAACAACATTAATACCGCCTTGTGATGCTGTACCTGCTGGCTCCAAAAGTGGAATAATATCAATTTCAACTGCTTTGTTGTGTTCTTTAAAACGATTAAAAGCCATTGTAACCATTGAATCTGCACCAAATAGTGCTTCGATTTCTGTTTGCTGTACATCTTCAACAAGTATTTTTGCTGTTGCTGTACCTGCACCTTGTGCGATTAGTAAAACTCTTTGCTCACCAAAACCTGCTTCACTATCACCTGCTTTTACCTGCCAATTTATAATTGGTGCTTGTAAATCACCCATATCTGCCTGCCTTTAGTTTAATTTATTTCAAGGGTATCAAGTGTTGCATCGTAATTTTTAACCCTATCTTTTATTATATCATTTATATTCATATC